TGACTCTGAATGTATATCCGTTTTGTTTACAGTATGCTGTCGCTGCTGCCCACTTAGCATGATTCACTGCTACTACTGCTCTGTCTTTTGCGCTTGCTGTGCGACTTTCAATAAGACTTTGTTTCTTAGGTTTGATTTCTACAATCTCTGCTATCTTTTGACCATGCTTGTTTTGATACATTACAAAGAAGTCAGGGATGTAATTACTAGGCTTACCAGTCAATGGATTACGATAGGGAACTGCTAATGACTCGCTAGCCCAATAAATTACATTCTCGTTATTATCACAGAATGTCATGAAGGTAAGTTCCCATCCACTACGATATCTAGGTTTGTGCTTACCTACATATTTTTGTGGGTTCTTAACTTCGTATAATCCCTGCGCCCATTTTCCCATATTATTGCAAGATGTTTCTTGCTACTGGTTGATTTGGTAGTGGTATCTGTGCGACACCGTACAATGATGTTTTACTCTTTAATGAGTTTAAGAAATAGCAGATAACTTTGTTCATACCTAAGGCGTTTACGTTACCGTTGCCTTTAATGTATGTTAACAATGTTGTTGCTGGGATACCAGTCTGTTGACTGATTCTAAAGAACACTGCTGTTAAGTTATTTGCGATATTCACTGTATCGCAAACGCTAACGAAATAACTGTGAACAACATCATATTCATCTGGGTTCACGACCATCTCAAATGAATAAAAGTTATCAAATATTTGAATTGTTTGATCTAGATTTGATCGGTTGTCGATTATAGATGCCATATTATTCTCACTTTACTAGACTATTTAGTGTGTTGTAAAATGATTGAGCACTTCCAAGTAAACTATTACTACCTGTCGCTGGATTAGGTTGTTGAGTACCTGCTGTCGGGCTATTGCTCCCATTAACAGGACCTGACTGACTTTGGCCTGTTCCAGGAGTACCTGCAGTACCGGTAGTAGATCCTGTTTGTCCGTATACAGGAATCTCCCAGCTCGTGTTACGTGTTGAATTATTAGTTGAGCCTAGCGTGCCTGTCATCGCTTGTGTAATGAAACTAGTAGCCGCTTGGGTTAATTGTGTAGTAGCTATGGCAGCAATATTAGAACTCTTTATTGTATTGTATGCAGTACCTGCTGTTTGTACTGCTTTTAATATCCCCATTGGACCATTAGCCAAGTCTGTTATTGCGCCGCCGGCGGCATCGATCAATCCACCTTGACCAATGATCTTGGCATTTGCGCCTGGCGCTTGAATAGGACTTGTGGTTCTGTCATAGACTGAAGGGTCACCGAAGTAAGGTACAATACTACCTGGATTTTTGCCATCAATCGCGCCTTGATTATATACTACTGTCTCATAGTCTAATGTCATTTGATTTGTCATGACACCGTTACCTTGATCATAGTCATATGTGTCATGACCAAATCTAGTGATCACTGGGTTAATTAAAGTGTATGAGATAAAATTGTGACGATTGATACCAAATACTGTGATGTTCTTAAAGAACGGAATCTTTACGGTTGGGTTATTGTTAGGAATGCCTTGGCTATTGTAGCCCCAGTTTACATAACCAGTACCAGCATTAACATTAGTGTATTGATCTCGTGTGTTATAGTTTATGCCGTTTGCACCTGAAATAGCGCCGCCGCTATTAGTGTTAGATGTATTAGGTTTAGCACCTTTACTACCGTTGAATACGACTTGAGGGTTCTGACCGTCTTTGTAATAATAAGTGTAGTAGTTATACCACAGGCTGCTGATCAAGTTGCCACAATCATCATGGAATGTGATATCAACTGGATCATATTGAATTTTTGTTTGATTGATACGTTTGCGATTGTACTGATTCAATTGCTGTGTTTGAATGTTGAAACCAGGAAGTTTAACACTCTTTACTAACACACTCAACGTAGGACCAATATTCGCAGGAATATTGATCCCTTGGTTGAATTCAAATACAGTATGAAATAAGAACTTTAACTTGGGGGAGTTCTGATAAGCATTCGGCAAGAATGTTTTTGCCGCATGCTGATAATCCCGTACATAAGGGTTACCGAAGAAACCGGCTTGTGCGCCGGTTAATAAGTTCTGCCCCCAAGCTGGTCCAGACATTTATAATCCTATTAGATTATGATTGTTGGCCGCCGCCGATACCACTAGCCAATGTGCCTAGTGTACGACCGACTGTTACACCAACGCCAGTAGCAGTTGTTGTATCACCTGGTGTAGCTGCTTGTACTGCGTTATCGAAGGCGATAACTAACTGTACTGTTACTGCTTCGTTAGTACCATAGTTCAAGTTGTTATAGTTAGCTGTCTTTAACCAGCAACCATACAATTCCCATGTTTCTAAAACTACTGGGGTTGATGTACCGTTACCACCGTCTAAGATATCAATGTTTGTTTCAAACTTGTAATCTTGACCAGATGCTGCACTTGCTTGTTCAATGAAGTCCATTTGCTTTTGTAGTTGTTGACCAACTAGTTGAGCAATTTGACCTGTTGCGTCATCACGAATATTGATTGTGCAGTCAGCCCATGTGTGTTTACCAGCTAGTTTAACTGTTGAGTTGTAAACTTGCAATGGAATTTCTGCGAAACTTACGTTAGGACGAGTCACATCGACTACTTGGCGTGTCAATGGACTAGTAAGAGTATTAGTACCGAAGTTAATGAAGTTAACTCTGAAGCGATACTGCAACTTAGGCATTAACAAACCAGCATTACCACCTGAATTATCAGATGCTACTGTCATGTTAACTAAAGATTGTGAGGCTATTGCCATTTTTTTTCTCCTGTTATATCTATTTATCGTTTTAAAATAATGCCCCGGGGGGCATTATTTTAGACTCCTGACAAGGCAGCAATACCACCTGTGTTCAAGACACGAACTGGGATGTAGATGAATTCAGCAGCGATTGTTGGCTCGATAGCAACATCTACCCATAATTCATTTCTATCGATTCTAGCTGGTGTGTTGTTACTTTCGTCACAAACAACTAGATAATCGTAGATACCTCGTTTAGCAACTAAGTCAACCATCAATGTTTGAATTACACCTTGAATTTGTTTTCTAGTTACAGCATCGTTTGGTTCGAATACGAACGGACGAGCAGCAAGAGTCAATTGTCTACGGATGTAAGCAATCAAACGTGCTACGTTGATTCTATCTAACGCACTGTCAGATTCGAAACTTGTCTTGTTACCGTAGTTCAACAAACCATTACCAGTGAAGTAAACCATTGGGTTGATATTGTTTTCATACAATACATCACGTAGACCTTGATTAGTCTTGATAGGTACATAGTTACCAGATTGTGCGTCCAAGTAACCGATACTTGATGCGTTATCAATGATACCACGACGAGTACCTGCCGGAGCGAACCAAGGATAAGCGATTTCATCGTTACGAATGATTGTACGCAACATCATGTGACTTGATGGAACAACAACTTGATTACCACTTAAGTCGCTAGTCAATCCGCTTGGATAGAATAGACCTAGATATGTATTCACAGTTACAAGACCTTCGTCGTCTGTTTCAGGAGCATCTGCTGCGTTAGTAGCCCATGCTTGAATTGCAGTTGCATTTGCTGGTAGACGCATTGGTGTATCACCAACGATATAACCTGTATCGCCACGATCATCATTCAATGCGATCATAGTTGCTTGGCACTCTGGATAGTTAGGAGTTGCAATCAAGTTGAAATCGTTATCTTCGTCACGAATGTCTGTATTAGTTTCGATAATCGCATTCAATGCGTTAACAACCATAATACGTTGAGCATTACGACCCATGTAAGGAGCACCATTAGTTTGATTGCCACTTACTGTTACCCATGCATCAGTTACTTCTGGTAATTCTTCGTCTGGGAAACTTACTGCATTGAAGTAATTAGTCATGTATTGCTTGACGTTATAACCTGACAAGCGTGTGTTCCACAACAATGTACCAGATGGATATAGAGCAGCCTGAGGAGCATCTAAATCTAGATAGTTACTAGTCAATAGACTTACGATTGTTGGAATAGGATCAGCATAAGGACTTGTGTCACCGTTTCCTGCCCAACGAGCATCAGCAAACAATACACCTTGTGAGTTAACGTGATCTGTGTTATCGATCAATACGAATGCAGCATTTTGTGTGTTTGCGTTTGTGTAACGATAAATCTGCGGATAGTCTTCTAAGTTACTAGTATCAATCCACAAGTCACCGTTTACTAATGCAGCACCAGTAGACTGAGTTGTTGGTTGAGTTGCTTGGCAGATAGGACCATTAGGATCAGTGTAGTTAGTTGCACTTGTTGGGAAACCGTTTTGATCATAGCCTCTGTTTTGATAACCGTACCATTGACCATTGAAGTTCACCATGATATCAGCTTGATCAACTACAGAGTAGAACCAGTTTGTTTGATTTGCTGGTGCTACGCTAGGAGCGATTGCGCTTGGAGTATAATCTAATGGATACCAGTTAGTTAACTGAGCATTCAAATTGTTTACACCGAAACCTGAAGTATATGCTACTGCTGTGATTGCACCGCTATTGACTGTAAGTACCGTAACTTCTAAGTCATTGGCCGGTGTGAAACCACCCAAGTTGCTACCTAAGATTTTTACTTTATCACCTACTGCATAACCATTACCACCATTAGCAATAGTTGTAGAAATACTATATACCGTTGTTTTGTTAGTAATGTTAAATGTTGCATTCGTACCAATACCAGTAACCGCTGTACTAGCTACACCATGGAAGTTAAGTTGTACACCAGGACCAAAGTTGACGCCACTAGTGACATTTGGTTCAAAACCCAATACTTCTAATAATCCAGTAGATGTACTAGTAGATGAACTAATATCATTGATGATAATTACGCCACCTTG